CAAGATGTAAACTTGACAGTATAAGTTTCTATAAAAGAAAAAAACTTATCAACACTAGCAAAAAAAGTATACAACCATTTATCTATCATGTGCTTGCAACTTTACCTTTGTTTACACCTTCTTTAATTACATATTTTTGTGTTCCGTTTGCACCTGTCTCAACTTCTTTTTTTAAATTTTTAAATAATAATTTTTCTTTTTCTTTAATATCTTTTTGTTTTAAAAAAGATTCAATGCTTTTACTATCTCTCATAATTAGTCCTCTATTTTTTCTTCCATTTGGTAGAACATTTTATCACTATCTTCTGTAACCATGCTAGTATCTTCTGCATCCCAGTATGTAGTTTGGACTTTATAGTCAGGCCAGCTGTTGTCAGTAGTGTATGAATTAACATGCCACAAAAGGCGATTGTTAGGCTGAGCAGCATAATTCCCGTTATCAAGCTCCAGTATATGTGCACACTTATGTTCTTGAGGAATTTCAGAGTGTTCCACGTCCAAGATATTAGTGTCTGGATGTGCCCAATCAATTGTGAACAAATATTTGCCATGATAAAACTTTTTATCTAATCCTAAAAATTTTCCTTTTAGACCATCCAACCAATCAAAGCAAGTAACACTAGGCCAATAACTAAAACAATTCCACAATTCCAATTCGTTCGTCTGCATATTCGGCACATCGGTTCGGTCATACGATTTTTGGAAAAACGCAGAGATAGGCAAACGCCAATAGCACGCACCATTAGGTAACATGATGTTAAATAAGATTGCACGACCTGATATACTTGTGATACTGAAGACCACACAGTCTTCGCTTTCTCCTTGATGTTCTTTAAGATCATAAAGATAATCCTTTCTTATCTTACAATAAATTGGTGGTATGTTAGCATTTAAATAAGACATCTAGCATTTCCATCTTCTTCTAGCCTGTCTTAATCTTGAATTAGGATCCTTAGCAGCTTTAGGGAATTGTTTCATTTGTCCTGCTGATCTTGCACAAAAAGACTTACGTCTCTTCGCAGCTTTTGATCCTGGTTTTACTTTGCCTGTTACGGCAGTTTTTAATTTTGATCCTGGATTTTCTCTTCTGTATCTTTCAACACCGGCTTTGGTCATACCGGCACCAGATTCAGTTTTTCTAAAATATTTTTTGGTTTTAGGTGGTTGCACATCGCCCCCACGCTTAAAACCTAATATGTCATTGTAATACTTATTTAACATAAGTATTAACCATTCTGTCCAATTAAATTTGGTCCAGAGTATTTATCTGTTAACAAAGTTGCTTTAGCTACAGTAAAAGTTGAAACATATAAACCTTGTGGAAATAAAATTCCATCTTCTGGAATATTTAAACTTGTGATATCTCCTGCAGGTACATCAGCTTCAAATAATGTTTCACCAGTTGCACTTGTTGTTTTTAATTGAACAACACCAGACGTTGCTAAACCAGCTAAGATAATTCCTTTTAATCTAATTGGCTGAGCAATTACTGCATTAGTTGTAGTTGTAGTAACTGTTGTTGCTTGTATATCAGCTTTAGCTGCCATAATGTTCTCCTTAATTTGTGGCTCCCGAAGGAGCCACGATTAATTATTATTGGTTTGCGAATGCCGGTGCTGCTGCACTGCAAATATTTCCCCAAATGTACCAATTAGTAGTATCTTTAGCTAATACATTAATCTCCATAACTCCTATTTGACCTAAAGTAACCTTAGAGTTTGAAGACCCATTTGCATAAACATTAGCATTATCATCACCAATATCTAAATGAGTTAAACCACCAATAAAGAAATTAGCATCTGCCCCTGTAGATATAATTGCGTTTTGAGCATCATTAGCTGCACCACCATATACAAATTTAAAATATAAACCTGCAGCTGGTGTAGGTAATGTATAAGTTTTTTCAGCTGCAAGATTTGGAATTACTAAAGTTCTTCCACCATGCACAGTTGCTGATAAAGTTGTGTTGGCATCAGATAATGCAACTGGAGTTGCAAGTAATCCAGAGCTTCCTAATGTAAAGTTAGTTGTGATAGCACCAGTAGATGTATTTTTTGTTACATCAATAAAACCGTTTTCCGATCTAACTGGTCCTGAAAAAGTAGTGTTTGCCATAATATTCTCCTTTTGTATAGCGTTGTATTTGTAGTCTCTATACTCGTCTGCCTAACCAGTCTACAAATAATTTTTTATTGTTAGGTCTTTTGATTATACAGAATTAATTTTAAGTATTCAACACATCTGAAATTTAATGACCTGAATGAGAATTAAAAGAAATACCATATTTTATATCTTTACTTAAATTTTTTTCACAACCATGTTCTAACCAGCTAGAAAATATAGCAAAATTTCCTACATCCACTTTTACCTCTTCATTTATTTCTTTAAATTTTAAAGGTTGGTTAACTTTAGTTAAATACAAGACTCCAGATAAATAAGATTGTTCATGATCATGATAATAGGTTTTACCACCTTGTCCTTCTTCAAAACCCCATGCTTCGTCTACATTAAATTTTTTTAATTTTACTGAATTATCTAAATATTCAAAAATTTCCATAAGAATTAAATTTAATTTAGGATCACCTAAAAAATATTTCCAACTTGTCATTTTTCCATGAATATTAGTTTTGAAATTTTGATTAGTGTCTTCATTCACACCTTGTTTAATTTTATTAATAAAATAATTGTGATCTAATTCTATATTTCCTTTGATAAATACAAAGTCTCTTAAAATTTTTCTTTCTAGATGTTTTGTAATTTTCATGAACTTAATTAATACAATAAAAAAAGGGGCGATGCAAATGCACCGCCCCTTTTCAGTAATACTGATTAGTATTTATTAGCTAGTTGGTAAGTTTCCGTTACCAAATATACATCTTGGATCAGAGAATCCAAAAGAGTATCTTTCTCTAGCTTTGAATCTTACGTTGCCAGTATCGAAGTCACCTTCAATCGCAGTCTTAATCGGGCTTCTTTCGAAGTGTTTTAATCCGTTAGGGATATCCGTTAAGATGAAGTATGAATCAGTGTCAGTTAAAAAGTTATTAACTCTGTAACCTTCTGGTAACATACCCATAGAAGCGATTGCGTTGATATCGTTATCAGCTGTTCCGACTCTTTGAGGAGTTTTCATCAATCTCTCAGCAGTAAATTGTAATTCTTTTGGAATTATCATTTTTCTACCTTGAGTAGCGATTTTTAATCCTCTTTCGTCTACGAATCCAGCGATATCGATTAACGATTGCTCAAGTGAAGTTTCGTTTAAGTCTGCAGCAGTTGCAAGAACGTTTGAGAAAGTTCCACCTGTTGCAAGTGGGTGTAAAGCATTAATTAATGATTTTCCGTCTCCACCTGTAGCAGTAGCAACTTGCGCATTGTTCAATACGTTTGCAGCTTTAACTTGCTTCGTGTTCGACATTGATCTTGCAAGAGCTCTTGTGTATCTTGCAGCCAATCTGTCGTATAGGTTGTCTTCGATTGCTTCTTCAGTAATAGCAAATGCTAAAGCAATTGTTTCGTGGTTGTATCTAGCTGTGAAAGTTTCACCTGCTTGATCGAACACTACTCCAGCACCTTCTTGTTTAACTGGTGCAGAAGCGAAACCGCTTAACATTACTTCTTCTTCAAAAGCTCTGTCAGATGTTTCAGTTGTGAAAATCTCCGCGTGTTGATTTTCATATCTGTTATATTCCAGGCCAAATAGTGCATTCAAACCTGGCTCTAGTTCTTTAACTAGTTGTGATCTACTTATAGCCATAATTTATTCTCCTATTATATGCCTGTACCACTTCTGTAGAAGTGATTGTTGATTCTAACAAGAATGTTAGCGTTTGACACAGTCACATCTGAATTATCAGGGTCTTGTGAAATGTCAATTGCTTGTACAGCAAATGTACTTGCAGTTCCTGTTGCAGATACATCTAATTGTACTTTTGATATTCCTGTTTGTGTTACACCACTTACGCCAGTAACGGAGTAGTTAGTATACAAATCAGCTCTTGTAAACGACTCATCAGCGTCCATTAAGAATACTGCATCTGGGTCATCAACAACAAACGCTGTAATATCGCTTGTGTTAACTGAACCAGGGTAGTAGTTCGAGTATGTAGGCTTTTGAGTAGTTGGATCTGTATAAAAACATCCGTTAAAAACACCCAAAACAGCAGTAGCATTACCAGCAGTATGTCTTTCAATATTTCCAGTTGATGTTGGGATTACCAAATCACCTTGGAAAATCGCAGTCGACATATTCGCTTTGATTGTGTATCTGTTCTGAGCTCCAACTAATGGTGTACCGTCTAGTTTTCTGTACGGTCTTAGACCGAACTTTTCACTTACGTTTGCCATGTGTTATCTCCTTTTAACAGTTTATTTTAAGACCCAGTAGCAATTGCAAATTTATTTTTTGCGACTACCACCAAAGGTCACTCTGGATTGTCTATCAATATTGATAGGCATATCCGGGTGCTGTTCCTTCATAAGATCATTGTCAATCGCGTTCATTCTATCTTGAGTAAGTTTTCTAAAATACTCAGCGCGTTGTTCCAATATCTCTACCGGTATCCTTGCCAGCACAAGGCCACCAATTCCTATACACCCCTCGTATTTGCCTTCGGTATAGAAAGGATATTTGTTTGTGCCGACTTCATTTTCAATCTGTTCGACCTTTACAAAATCCCAACCTTCCCTAAGCTTCTTAGATACGTTAGCCGTATCCTCAAAACCCTGAACGTTAGTACGGATCCATCTATGGGCGTACCCGTTCGGTGCGGGTGGTGCATCCAAACTGGATGGTGGAGCCCAAGTTTTTTTAGCTTCTTTTGAAGCTTTATTCTCTGACTCCCGTGAAGTTCTCTTAATTGTATCCATAACTATTTATCCTCCTTCACGTATCTAGCGTATTCCTCTAGTGGCACCCCT